ATTCATATCATATGGTACGGTTTTAAAATGACTAAAAAACATTACATGCCCTCCTCATTAATATGATGCCTTTGTTGAGGTGTTACCTCCTGTAAAGAAATACTTAAATCTACCTCAACTGGATGATTCGAATGTTTAAAGAATGAAGCTGAAGACGGGTTGTAAGTTACATTAACACTTTGGAGTACCAGCGCAGGAAGATTGGGTATTCCTTCTACCCCGTGCATAGATAGATGAACAAATCCTGGAGCTCTCATTGCTATAGCAGAACCCGGTCTCATTTCAGGAAGTGCCCTACTTCTAAATGTTTTAATAATATGTTCTACCTGTTGGCTTTCTGTTTCTGATTGCGGAAGAAATTTAAAAGAATAATTAAAGGATCTAAGTCCTACTCCTTGAAAAGCTAAGTATTGATTTGGATTAGAAGCAAAGCCGGATCGCCTTAGATATTCATCACCCTTTATTTCACCTGCCATTAACGCAACACCAGCACCAGTAGCACCTAAAAATTTAGAACCTCCTGAAATCGCATTTCCAGCCCAATTATTTCCTAACATATTACCAACTTTAGTACCTGCCCAAGCACTCACACCAATACCAGCAGCCCCAATTTTTCCACCATATTGAGCTATAAACATCCTTTGATCATCTAATGGTAAATTATTTACTACCTTTCCTACATCATCTATAGCATCTATATCAGATACATCAACACCTGCCTGTTCTAGGAATGCTGCTATAGCTCTTGTTTTAGTATCATATCCGACGGAAGTAGACATACTTAATCCTGGTGTCATATATAAAGCCACAGAAGCCTTACACTCTAAAGTATCTGATACTACTTCCTGATCTAACTTGGCATAATGGTGTTTCATATTTTCCCATATACTTGTTTCCCGATCCTGGATCTCTGTTTTAACAGTACCACCAACGCCTGTAGGATCACCTATATCTGTTACAACAGCTACCGGTTTCTTCTGAGGAAGGTCTGCTAAATCTGATATTTCTTGTCTTTCTAAAAACCTGAATAACATAAAAGGCTTATCAGATACCTGTCCGGTTTCAAAGCCTTCAAAGTTCTCTCCTCCATAGGCAAAATCTCTTGCGCCAGTAACAGTTGAATATTCGACGTCGGCTTGTACGCTTTTAAGGTCTTCAGGATAATAAAAACAAGCAGGACCAGATGTCTTTGATCCGCCTAAAGGATTGATATTAGCATCGCCATCATTAGACATTTGATCGAATACACCAGAGGCTTTACTAGAAAGATCCTCGACTATACCAGTACCTGCATCGATAGCATCCTGAGCTAACTCTTGTATATTATCTAATAATGACATGGGTTATATTCCTTGTGAAACTACTATTATTTATACGGTATAAATACATAATATGAAACAAACTTACTCCGGGCATTATAAGATAAAAAGACCTGAAAAATACAAGGGTGATCCTACCAAGGTTCAGTACAGGTCTTTATGGGAACGTAATGCCTTTAGATATCTTGAAAAGCACCCTAACGTTAAGTGGTGGAACTCAGAAGAAACAGTAATACCTTATATATGCGGAACTGATAGAAAGCGACATCGTTATTTTGTTGATCTTACTATTAAGTTCAACGACGGCAGAGTCTTATTGGTAGAGATTAAACCTAAAGCTCAAACACAACCACCTAAAAGAAAGAAGTTAAGTGAGGCTTTAACCTATATTAAGAATACTTCTAAATGGAAGTATGCCAAGAGGTATGCTGAAGATAGGGGTTGGGGGTTTCAAATTTGGACAGAGGATACCTTAGAAGGTATGGGTATTAAAACTATGACGTTAGGATATAAAGCTTCTAAAAATAAGACTGTAAAAAAGATATACAATAAAATTAAGAAAAAGAGATAAATACACATATGGCGACATCGTTATTTGATAAATTAGAAGCGGAAGCATATAGAAGAGGCCTTCAAAAGAGAAGTAAGGAGGCAGCCAAGTGGTTTCAACAAAAGGTTAAGGATATGTCTAAAATCAACATGCATACTATGTTGAAAGATCCACGTCTGGTAAAGAAACAAAGGCCTCGTGTTGGTGATATGTTTATGTATGTGTATGATCCAAAGCATAGACAGACATTACCTTATTATGATAGATTCCCTTTAACTATCATGATTAAGCAAGCACCCGGCGGGTTTTATGGTTTAAATTTACATTACCTTCCACCTAAAACACGTGCTATGTTTTTAGATGAATTAACCAAGGTTGCTAATAATCAGAAATATGATGAAACCACAAGATTAAAAATTAGTTATAATTTATTGAAATCTACTTCAAAGTATAGGGAGTTCGCCCCTTGTTTTAAACACTACTTAACAGAGCATGTAGATTCGAAGATAATGAAAGTAGAAGCGTCAGAGTGGGATATTGCTATATTCCTTCCGACAGAGAACTTCGCTAAAGCAAATAAACGTAAAGTTTGGAAGGATTCAAGGAGCAAATACTAATGTCATTACCAGTACAAATTGATACATTAAAATCCACAATAGGAAGAAGAGGTGGAATGGCAAGGCCTAATAGGTTTGCTGTATATATTTCTCACCCATCTTCAAAACAAGGATTAATCAATACAGATTTAACATCTTTAGTAACTAATATAGGAACCTCTATATTATCAGGTGGTTCTGTTAATCCTATGATGTTCTTTAACGATCCAAGAGATATGTTCCTTTTATGTGAATCCGCTCAGCTTCCAGGCAAACGAGTTACCACTACTGAAAGTATAACCGATATTAAAGCACAGAAACGCCCATACTCTTATTTGATGGATGATGTTACTATGACGTTTCTATTAACTAATGATTATTATACTCGTAAGTATTTTGATTCTTGGCAGGATTCAATCGTTTCTTATAACAATAAAAAAATAAGCTATAAGAAAGAATATACCTCTGACATTACCATTCAACAAATTGGTGTATCCAATGATATTATTCCGGCATATAATGTTAAGTTAAAGAATGCTTATCCAATAGCTTTAGCGGCTGTAGAATTATCAAATACTCAGGAAAATTCATTAATCCAATGTACTGTTACCTTTACCTTTGATGATTGGGAGCAGACAGGATTGATAGATGGATTCTCGGATCTAATCGATGCGGGAACTAATTTAATTAAAAATACAGGAACACAAATCAATAATATTATAAACAACCCAAGTTCGTTATTGAAATTTTAAATAGGAGAATTGTATTATGAATGTATTACCTAAGATGGCAGTCCCATCTTATAAAGTGACCGTACCTAGTTTAAATAAAGAAGTAACGTATAGGCCTTATCTAGTAAAAGAAGAAAAGGTATTATACATAGCCTTGGAATCTGCAGATGTTAATCAAATCCAACAAGCGGTAATAGATACGATTGACGAATGTGTTGATCTTCCGGTTAAGGCTAAAACACTTCCTACTTATGATATTGAATACCTTTACTTAATGTTAAGGGCTAAATCAGTTGGCGAAGTAATTAAACTGAATAGGGTATGCGATGAATGTGGACATGTTAATGAATTAGAAGTCAACCTAGAACAGGTATCAATTGAAAAACCTGAAAGAGATGAAACTATTAAATTAACAGAAGACTTCATCATTAAAATGAAAGAAATGAATATTGCTGAAGTACCAGAGCAATTGCAGGATGAAAGAGATCATGTTATTGCTAGTGTATATAAGTCAATTGATAAGATATATTATAAAGATGAAACATTTTATGCCTCTGATTTTAAAAATGAGGAATTACAGGAATTTGTATATAGTTTAACTACTGGTCAATTCCAAAAACTAGTTGATTATGTATTGGCTAGTCCTTATATAAAACATAATCAGTTACATAAATGTCATAAATGTGGACATGAGTCGGATGTAGAATTCCAAGGATTATTAGATTTTTTTATATAACTCTTTCTCATGATTCGCTAGAAAGCCACTATAGAATGCAGTTTGAGTTGGCTTATCATCATAAATATAATATGACAGAATTATATAATATGATACCATGGGAAAGAGAGATTTTCATAGCACTACTCAACCAAAGTATAGAGGAAAGAAATAAAAATGCCAGTTAACCCGAGAAAAATAGCTTCAAGAAATGGAATGAGTGATCCATTGGGCTCACAAGAAATTCAGAACGAAACAAAAAATGCGGTTAAAGGCGTAGAGGCAAAACTTACCTCTCTTGGTTCCGATATGCAGAAGTTGGTTTCGGCTCTTGGTCGAATCAATGCAAACTTAGAACAGTTAAAGGCATTAGAAGCTTCAGGCTTACTTCTTGAAAGTTACTCGGTAAAAGAAACTACTAAGAATAGAGAGAATACAGACTCTGTAAAGAAACAGACTGAAGCACAGATAAAGGGTGCATACCAACTTAAAGGTGGTATGGAAGAGATGGCCGCTCGAAATGAAGCTGGGTTACGTGATGTATCTAAAAGAATTATATTACTTCATTCTTTCTTGCAAGGAGATAAAAAATCTGAAACACAATTGAGATTAGGACAAGCTTCAAGAGAACATACCCTGGGTATTATGAAGCATAGGTCCATTAGATCCAAACAATTAGATTTGTTAGGGGCTACATCTATGGGACTCACGAATATCTTTGGTGAGAACATATACACTGAAGAAGGTGCTACTGGTCTATCAGGACCCGCGGCTATTAAAGAACAGCTGGTAAAAAAAGAGGTGTCTGACACTAAATTTGAAAAGTTTATAAACAGTAAGGACTTACAATGGTCTGAGGTAGCCAAAGATGCAGCCAGAAAAGCCTTTGAAGCTAACCATGATTATAGAGAAGGATTAAAAGCTGGTTTCCTAATAGAATGGGATAAACGATCTACAGACAAGGCTAAAAAACATGATATGAGAGCGGTG